ATATGTGATTGATTACATTTGGTTGCTTTTCATTTATTGTCCACTTTCCTTCTTCAGGATTGTCAACGTCAATGTATGTGTTTTCAAAGTCCGTTACTTTAAAAATTCCAAGTGGAGTAGGAAATAAAGGTTCCAATAATATAGAATCATACATTAGAGTTTCCCTCCAACGGTTCCGTCATACGGATCTGATGTGCGACAGTTTGCCCAATTTGTAGCGATTCCTTCGAGATGGAACGGTGACATTGCCATGACAGCTTCCCTCGTACCGCCTGTGATGAGTTCCTTTCCTTCCTTACTATAGCTAGTCCACGTTCCAAAGCGTTTTTGTTCGACACGAAATGTTCCATAGGGTGTTTCAAACCATTCATGTTCAGCAATTTCAGGGTGTTCACTCATCGATTCATTCTTGTTTCAATATTTTCTTTAATACTGCCCATGTCAGAATAGGATGCATTCATACCAGACATACTACCATCATATGAGTCAGTGTGCATAACTTCGTCATATCCAGAACGCTCTAGGATCTTTCCTTTAATCTCCAATTGCTTTTTCTCTTTCTGGATGCGGCGTAGGAAAGCGTAGTAAATGATTTGTGTGAAGTAGGCAAACGGATTCTTTGATTTCTCTGGATCAAAGTTGTCAATGTACTGTAAGCAATTTTCAATGCCGTCGCAGATCATGTCCTCACGGAACATGTAGTTGACAAAGTTTGGTTTGTATGATAAGTGTGTTGCAATCTTCAGGAAGCATTCTCCTAGGTAGTTTGTAACACGAGGACGTGGTTTATCCTGTTCTTTTGCACGTAGGACTTTACTTCGATACTCAGTGATGGCAGCGAGAAACTCTTTGTTGTTGACGTAATATTCGGTTTGCTTTCTTTTTGCCATTACTGTGTATGCCACGGTTTAACTCACATATCATGTATTAAGTATACCACTGTGTCAGTGATCTGTCAAAGGGGGTTGACAAATCCTCAGAACCTCAGTAGGATAACTCTGTCAGGGTTCAAGAGAAGTAGTAGCTCTTAGCTTTTATTGAAGATATCTTCTAAAGTTTTCTTCATCTCTTTTACAGATCCTAGATACCCAGAACCTCTAGGTAACTTATTACCATGACCGCTGGCGGATCGTCCAGCGTCAATCCTTGTAAGTGTTTGTTCGTAGAAGTCAGAGATCTTCTCTTCTACTTCAGATATGGTAATAATTTTATCTCTGTCAATTACAAACATTTGATCAAAGGTTGCTTGGATCCATTCTTTCAATTGAAATCCAGAAACCTCAACTTGACCTTTCTTTTGTCTAGCTGTCTCTACCACCAAAGGTTTTTCTAACATGATCTTATCTTCGTCTGGTAGATAACAGACTTTAGCAATAAGTTCTTCACCTGATATTAATTTCAGTGTTGCATAAAATTCTTCTTCCATATTAACTTGCTCTAAGGTTGACTTTTATAACCTCATACTTAAAGTTCTCCTCATTATAAATGTTTACTCTTTCATTCAAATGTTTGAGAGTGTAATTCTGTCCGCCGATATCATCAGCGATATCATACAAGGTTGCCATGTCTTTGCCTTCGCCTTTCCTGAGGACACGTCCGATGGACTGGAGATTGCGGATGCGCGACTTGCTAGGGGAAGCAAAGATAATGTTGTGCAAACGTTTGATGTTAATACCTGTAGAGAATGTGCCGTATGATGCGATAATAACAGCGTTGTTTTCAGTCTCAGTAATCTGACGGACTTGCTCTCGGTCTTCTACATCAGTTCCACCATGAACAAAAAATAATTTTCGCTCTGGGTCTATTGTGTTATTTATCAACTCATAAAGTGGTTCACCATGCTTCTCGATATAGTTGAATAGCACAAGAGTATTTCCTTCAATATCTTTGACAAGATTTTTGATGAGGTTATTTCTACCACGATGTGTTACTAGATACTCCATTTCATCATGGTATGTGTCAAAATGCTGTGGAGCATGTTTACAAAGTAGCACTTTGATCCTAAACTTGCTAAGGTAACCTTCCTTAATTAAGTCATCGGTCTTAGTTACTTGTTCGCAATTACCAAACAATCCTTCGAGAACCCACTTATGTGTCTTACTTCCGTCCAGAGTGCCAGTAAAACCGAAGCGATACTTTGCGTTATGCAACTTTGTCATGATTCCTGTGAGGGACTTTGACTTAAATAGGTGTGCCTCATCACCGATAACACAGTCAATGTCATCAAAGTATCTTTTGGGGAACTTGTAGATGGATTGCCAAGTGGAAATAATGATTGGTTTGTCAGTATTCTTATCTTTGCCCGAATAAATCTTATGCACATGATCGTCAGCATTCCACCCGTAGTCGTTAAAATCATTGACCATCTGTTCTACCAAGGACGTAGTAGGCACGATGATCAAAGTTTTCTTGTTGGTAGCAGTATAGTATCTGACGAGGGAATAGATCATCAGACTCTTTCCGCTGCCCGTAGGCGAAAGTAAAAGTTTTCTGTTATATTTTATAGCTTCATAGACTGCATTGTATTGATATGAGCGTGGAGTAATTCCCGCTCTGGTGATCTTGTCCATAAAAGTCTTGATGCCTGCAGGAGACACAAAGTCATTTGTCTCTTCAACCTCACCATACCAATCATTTTTTTCATACTCGATTTGATACTGTCTTTCATCTGCCCATATTTGTAGGTGTTTCATCAGACCACCATAAAGTTCGCCTGTACCTGGGGAGTACAGACGAATGGTTCCGTCCCAATATTTGTAACGTGGGTTCTTCTTTAGAAACTTTGCTTCGGGAACCTCAAAAGAAAAATAGTCCGAGAGCTCATGATGAACATGAGGTTCAGCGGACTGAATGGTGACGTATACTTCGTTTTTCTTTTTGATACTAAGGGTGGTCATCATTGTCCATTTACGAATTTCTCCCACTCAATGGCACTCTTGATCTGAAAACCTCTATTAGAAATTTGCTTCATGACTTGATCAAGCCAGTAAAGCATTTGTTCTAGATACTTGATCTTTGCTTCTAGGTTGATGATTTCATCATCACTCTCTAGATAGACCTTCATTTTTTCGGAAGTTTTGATAGATGATCCAAATGGTTTGGCAGCGTATGTCTTGGCATCTGCTTCGCCTGAGTAATACTCACGCTTGTCCTTAACCATCTTACGGATCTGAAACTCCAGCGAGGTTTTGATCTGCTGAATGTCAGTGTAATGGTTTAAGTATTTATTATGCTGAAAAGGGATGTCTAACGCGAGTTGTCCCAGATCTGTGGTATACTGTTTGTTCTTGAATTGGAAATCAACTGCGGAATCTTCTGTCCATTCTTCTCTTAAATTATCAAACTTATCACGTAGAGAATCAAAATTCATAGACTACCAAAACCTTCATCACGGAAAAATATTTCTTGGAATTTAAAACTTACAGATGCAGTAATATACTCCACATCGCTTACCGTAGCATTAAAGTTCACTCCTGTCAATGAGTAGGGGAACAAATTTTTAAATTCTACAATGTGGTTACCATTCATTGAAGATGATAGAATGTGTAACTGACCGTTAGTATAGTCTGGTTCGTATCCAGGAGCGGATCCTACCTCTCCCGCATTTCCATGCAGCATCATCCACTTACGAATCGCAGTATAGTTAACTAGGTCTTCATCAATAATAAAATCTACAGTAAAGTCCCCAAAGGTGACACCACCTCCAGGGACAATAGGAAAGCTCCTAAAACGTGTAGGAACCTCAGTAGTAGGCATACTGATGTCAGGAATATTTGCGGACTGACAGAAGAAATCTGTGCCCTCAAATTTTTCTAGTTTTAGTAGAAACCCAATTGGGTTTAAGAAGTTCCTATTCTTAGGTTGCTCCTTATACCACTCAGCTGCCATGTCAACTTCCCAAGCTACCTAGTATTTATGGGTTGTCTGGATCTAGTCCTAGTTCAATCAAATATTCTCTCCACCATTGAGGATCTTTTTTCCGTTTCCAATCTGGCACAGGCAATCCCTGAAGCGAATAGTATTCGTTAATCGCTTCATCAATCTTCTCTGCCATTTCCAATTGTCTAATCCTCTTTTGTAGAATGTCCATTCGCATTGATGATTTCTTCCAGTTGTTTCCGAATATCTGCAGAACGTTTCTTATCACGTTCCGTATGCTTATACCCATATTTACCATGAAAGATAGCGTGACCTTGACATATCATAGTAATGCCAAAGATAAACAATAGTATTGTTGCTAGTAATTCTAAAGTGTAATTTTCAACCATGGGAATACTGGATCAATTACTCCAATAAGTCGAAGCAAACCTTCAGCAAAAAGTGCAAGAACAACCCAACCAACACACATACTGATAATTCCAGCATTACGATTGTGCTTTCGTATGGCATCATCAATCATCTCCTGCACTTCTTCTTTTGTTACTGTTTCTGGAAGATCAATTTTTTGTCCTTGCCAAATCCAATTCTTAGGAGACATCTTCGTTCTCCCAGAAGTCTGCCCAGTCAGCAGGAGAGTCCGTAACATCTTCCCATCCTGGTTCATAGAGTGGGCATGGTTCTTCCATCATGGTCTCAATTTTCATTCTTGATACCCTCTTGTATAGTAATTGGTAGTCTTTATCGTATGGATATTCTTTACCAGTCATCCTTCTCTTCTTCTTCTTCGTCGTAGAATTCGTATGGACCGTGCTGCATTTTTTTAAGTTTTTCTGTTTCAGCACGGAATGATGCAGTCTCTGTTATCCACAGAGCTAGTTTCATTACAATAAAGATCACTGCAAGAGGTGATAAGCATAGTAGTAAAACTAGGGAAGGATTCATGATGAGTATTCTTGTAGAATATCTAGGACCATATTGAGACTGTGATGAGCACCGTTTAGCCACTCTTCACTTGCACCATCGTACTTGCCTTCATACAGTTCAGTCTTCAGTTTAAGAACTCTGGCATCAATGTCAACCTTCTGCATTCTTCCTCTTGGCATAAATTTACCACAAGTTGCAATTCTATTTAAGCATAAAAAAAGGGACCCCGCAGGGTCCCTGTGTTGATATCGTAACCGTATCACATGAGGTTCTGAACGAGAACACGTCTGTAATACTGGTTGCGGGATGCAGTAAGTGTTTCTGCATCAGGGGTGCCGTTGCTCTGAACAACGAATGGGTTTGCAACCATACCGTAGCGGGTCTTAAAGCCAATCTTAGGCTGGAAGGTGCTAGGATCGATGCTGCGTAGCATCTGGAGGGGTACGTATGGGCAGTAGAAGAGTCCAGCATCATAAGGGGAAGAACCCTTATAACCAACTACGTAGTAGTGGCTGTTGGAGACGTTAGCGGAATAAGGATCAACATAGACCTTGATTCTGCCGTTCATGGTGCCGACGAGGAGGTTTCCAGTGTCATCAACTTCACCGATGGAAGGACCACCAGCGCCAGTTAGACCAGAGGAATAGTCGAGGGTGCCAGACATAGCGAGTGCAGAAGCAACATCAGCAGAAGTGATGATGAAGTTGCCCTTTCCTCTACGAGTCTGCTGCGCGATTGCGTTAGCATCTCTTTCGATCTGGAACATGAGTCCCTTGAACTTCTCAACCGACCAACGACCGTTGGAGTCAACGTCGAGGTCAAACTTACCAGCAGCAGCAACGTTGTTCTGAGCACCAGGCTTAGCAACGGTGTAGACGGTACGGACGACTTCGCGGTTGATTTCAGCAAGGATCTCGCTGGAAAGAAGATTAGCGAGTTCCTGCTCAGCATCAAGACCGTGGATTGCCTTAAGGTCTTGTGCTAGTTCCAAAGTGTACTCAGCTTTGAGTGCTCTGGTGTTAGCAGTAACAGCAGTCTTCTCGATGCTGAAGCTCATTTCGTTGAATAGGGTTGCACCCGATCCTAGAGTTTCAGCGTCTTCTCTTGCGATGCCTCTGAGTCCACGCTCATAGGTGCCACCGTCGTTAAGGAGACCAGGGTTAGCATCGGTGGTGCCACCGTCGCCAAGTGGGTTAACGTCGTCGGTTCCGAGAGGTGTGTTGTCGTATGCACCAGGACCTGCAGAAGATGCAGAGAAGTTCGCATCGGGCTCGTTGTAGAGTGCCTCAGCGCCTGCACGTAGTGCTCTGCTGTCATCCTGATAGTGGGACTTCATTGCGAAGATTAGACCAGTAGGACCAGACATAGGCTGGACACCACAGATGTCGTATGCAACGAGGTTAGGCATTGCACGACGGATTAGGCTGATCATTACAGGGTCGAAACCTGCAAGTCCACCAGTCTTGGTGGTTAGACCAGAACCCGAGAGTGCGTCGCCGCTGATAGCACCAACAGTGTTGGATGCCTCGGTGATCATACCGCGATCTTCACGCATCGCGTTTTCGGTATTTTCTAACAGTACAGCGGTAACAGCCTTTCTATAAGAGTCTTTAATGGAGCCAGCGCCCTCATGACCTAGAACAGGTGCCCACTTTTCTGTTAGAGCTTGTGCGTTAAACATTTTTTGCTCCGTTGAAAAATTGGGGGGTTAATTTAATATCAGTTAGACCAGCGGTCAAGTGCCTTCATGTATGCTGCAATTGCAGGCGATACATCTTCAGCACCCTCAACTGGGGTTTCATCAGCGACCTCGCTTTGAGGTGCAGCTGCTTCCTTGAAGTAAGACTCCTTGATGGTCGTAACCTTTCTGGAGAATTCCTCTTCGGAAACAAACTCTAGACCCTCTGCGAGTGCAGCGAGTTTTTCTTTTTGAGTATCTGCGAGTCCTTCCGAAACAGTGTTCAGAACGTTTGTTTTTGCAGTCTCATTAAGACGATTTTGTAGTTTCACATTTGCTTTGACCTGTTCGTCAAGGCGCTCTTCCATTTCACGAATTGATTGAGCCATACCTTCAACCACATCGACCTTCTCGTCGGGGATTGCGATATAGTGCTCTTCAAAGAGACCCTTGAGACCTGCAATGAAGTCTTCAGTGATCTCATTTCTGATTCCACGGTCAACAGCAACTTGGTTTTGCTCCATCCATTGACCGATGGCGTAGTTCACAGTGCCGTTGACTTCTTCTGCCATCTCGCTCTTAGCTTCAGCGAAATGCTTGTCGAATTCAGCAGCAAAGTGCTCTACAAGTCTGTCATACTCTTCAGAGATTTTCGCTTTGACAGCAGCCTCAAAAATGGTCTTTGCTTTCTCAGCGAACTCTTCAGAGAGTTCCGTGCCTTCTACTAGAGCGGCAACGTCAGCGGAAACATCAAGCTCTTCCATCGAAGGCTTGATTGGGTAGGTAACTGCACCACCCATCTTAGTGCCGTATGCTACTTCAGCACCGACTGTTGGGCGGGCATCAGGGGAATCGCCAGCACGCTGCTGTGGATCACCCGATACTTGGGAGATAGGAGCAGCAGCTTTTGCTCCAGGGTTCTCTTCGCCATCATCGTCGTGCTCATTAGGAGTAGTGGATGTACCACCAAGATCTGCAGGAGCAGATTGTCCAGGAGCGACGCTAGGTGCGACGGTGGGCATAGGATCCTTTCCGCTTGCAGAACCAGTCTGAGCGTCAGAAACCTGGGAGGGATCACTACCAGTGCCAGGGATAACGTTAGCAGAAACCGTTGGCATTGGATCGCCAGCTTCTACAATCACCTTTTGCTCGGTAACGAACTCCTCAAACTTTTCGTTTAGCATATCTGACATTTGAGTTTACCTCGTAATTTCCGTATAATTATTCTAAGATTATTTATAAATCAGAGTTTTCCTAAGAAATGCTCGAAGGTTTTGAGCACTCTTTCTTCCAACTCATGGCGCGAAGCACCATCAATATAACGTTGGTATTTAGCAACTTCGCGTTCTTTTAGAATTCCGTTAGCCCATACCCATTCTTTACCTTCCATGATGCCATTAACAAATGCATCAGGCGCGGAAGGATCTGCTACGATATCAGCAGCAGTTGTTAGCATGAAGTCATCTCTAACAATAGAAACACCTTCTTGCTTTTCGATGCTTCCCATTCCACGAGAGGAAACACCAAGTTGTACTCCTTCACCCAAGAGAGACTTTGCAATCTTGCCCATAGGAGTATCTAGAATCTGTGCCTTGCCCATGAAGTTGTTACCTTCAGCGCGGAGATCAGTGATTCTATGAGAGACTCTATCGAGATTGATAGTAGGACCATCGGGATGTCCGAGTTCTCCTAACGCACGCTTAGTTTTAACGTATTCCTCATTGTATCTCTCAACCTCACGGTTAAGAACCTCAAAGGGATACCTGCGACCATTACGGTTTGTTAGTTCCGACTGAAGAAAAACACCTTCAATGTAAAGGAGTTTCTTACCGTCTTTTTCCTCAGTGAGGATTTTAACGTCTTCAATCTGTTCCGTTATCAGTTTCATCGGTTTCTGTCTCGGTGGGTTCGTCAAAGAAAGTATTTGCTACAATCTTTTTGTAGTCCGCCATAGCATCAGATGCTTTAGCAAACAACAGGTCGTGGATAGCATCGATTGCGTCAGCTCTGCTGTTGTCGTTAATCTTATTAACGATGTCAACTTCGCCTTGGAAATCGTTTACTTCTGTTTGTTCTGACATGATAATAAATTCAGTATAATTTATTTAGTAGATGCGGAAGGTGTAGGCATTTTCTTTGCCTTGTCTACTTCCCTTTCGCTAGCAGCATCTGCAGCAAGTTCTTGTCTTTCTGCTGCATCGTCTGCTTGAAGACCTTGAATCTCAGGAGCAAACGCAGTATTCTGCTGTGACATTTGATCCAGCATATTTGTTTCCGCAGGATCGATAGCAATACCAGAAGCAATGTCTCCCTTCATTTGCTTATCAATTTCCTTAATGTCTTTGTCAGTTTGACCAAGAACATTGCGGCGGATATATTCTGTAGAGAAATACTTTCCAACAAACGGATCCATCTGAGTAACAGTCATCATTCTCTGGTTCATCATTTCAATTTCTTTTAGTTCATTGAAGTGATTATCAAAGAGGAAGTCATACTGGATATGCTCCTTCATGTCTTCCCAATCCTCTGGAGCAATTACTCCTTTGAGGATAAGTTGGGTCTTGAGCATGTCTTGGAACATCTCAGAGAATCTCTTACGGAGACGACCAATGAACTTCGTGAACTTAAGTTCGTCACGGAGGACTTCAGTGGTCTTACCAAGATTGAATCCTTTATTGTCGTCTGTGAGACGGGAAGGAGGAAGATTGAGAGAGTTATAAAGTTTCTTTTTAAAATACTCAACGTCCTTAAGTTCGCCAAGGTTCTGTCCTCCAGGCAGAGTCGTGATCTCAGTGCCACGTCCACCCTCTCTACGAGGTAACCAGAAATCCTCTAGCATACTCATGTGCTTTTTGTCGTCACGCATCTCACCAGTGTTTGCGTCATACACTAGCTTGTTACGAT